TATTTGCACCGAAAACATCGGTAGCGTTTGGCGTTACAACCTTGCTATCAGACGAAGTGTACCAAATCTCGTTATTAGGGATTTGCGAGTTTGAAACCTGAGTTACGGTGAGTGTTGCCGAGAGGTTATAATCATCGCAGAATACAGTGATAACGCCCTCACGCTCAGATGTGGTATTATTCTTTGCAATAGTGAAGTAGAGTGTACAATATTCATCTCCACTGCTATTATCGGTAATCTTAATCCAATCGACATTTACACTTGTTTTGTAGGAGTATTCGGTGAAAATATCTACCGAAAATTTGCCACCCTCGGGACTAATCGTCATTTCCTCCTGAGAGAGTTTTAGACTACCGACAACCGGCACATCGGGACCAACAGGCTCCTCTGTCGAGTAGCAACCCACCATCGCAACCGACAGAAACATTGTCATCAAAAATTGTAAAAGTTTTTTCATAGTTATTTGCGTTTAGTTGTTTTGTCTTTTTCAATGGCAAATAGGATTCGTGGCGTTTGACCACTTGATAGGATTCGCTCCTTACAGTCGCTTAATAGGAGCTAATAGGATATTCACAATCCTATCTAATCCTATTGAGGGCAAAAGCCCGACTCCTATTGAGCCAATTTATTGGCGACTCCTATCTTATCCTATAAAACCAACTCCAACCCACTGTGTATCAACGAAATACCCCCCCCCTCGAAAAATCGGGGAGGGGTATTTATATACCCTTATTGTGCAAAATTGCCCACTATTTCGCTGATATGTTATTGCAAATGTAGAATTTTTTTTTGAAAACAACAAAAAAGCCGAGCAAATGTGTTGCTCGGCTTCTATTTAGAATGGGAACTCCCCCCCCGATTACTCCTTGTGGTGGTCACGGCGTGGGCGGCGGTCGCCACGGTCACCGCGCTCCTGACGGTCACCTCGTGGTGCGCGTGGTTTACGCTCAGGCTCTACCCAACCCTCTGGTTTCGGAAGAAGTGCCTTGTGCGAAAGGCGGAGTTTGTTAGTCTTCTGGTCGATGCCAATCAACTTAACATCAATCTCATCGCCCTCCTTCAAGCCAGTCTCCTCCATAGTTTCGAAACGCTTGTAGTCAATCTCCGAGATATGGAGCAACGCCTCCTTACCCGGCAAAATCTCAACGAAAGCACCGAAATCTACAATCGACTTAACAGTTCCGTGATACTCCTCGCCAACCTCTGGTACTGCTACGATACCCTTGATGCGAGCCATTGCTGCATCAATCGATGCCTTATCTACACCGAATACATCAACCAATCCCGAAGTTTCGGTCTCGGTGATAGTGATAGTTGTGCCGGTAGTCTTCTGTATATCCTGAATAACCTTGCCACCAGGACCGATAACTGCACCGATAAAGTCCTTATCAATAACGAGTTGCTCGATACGAGGAACGAATGGCTTGTAGTCCTCGCGAGGCTCTGCGATGCACTCGGTAATCTTATCGAGAATGTGCAAACGACCTACACGAGCCTGCTCCAATGCCTGAGCCAACACCTCATACGAAAGACCATCAACCTTGATATCCATCTGTGTTGCGGTGATACCGTCACGAGTACCTGTAACCTTGAAGTCCATATCGCCCAAGTGGTCCTCATCACCCAAGATATCCGACAATACAGCCCAACGACCTGTTGCCGAATCCGAGATAAGTCCCATTGCGATACCCGAAACAGGCTTCTTCAACTTAACACCTGCGTCCATCAAAGCCATACAGCCTGCACAAACAGTAGCCATCGAAGATGAACCGTTCGACTCCAAGATATCCGAAACTACACGCACTGCGTATGGATTCTCCTCACCCATTGGTACCATAGGCTTCAATGCACGCCAAGCGAGGTGTCCGTGACCAATCTCACGGCGGCTAACGCCACGCGATGCCTTTGCCTCACCTGTCGAGAATGGAGGGAAGTTGTAGTGGAGTACAAACTGCTCCGAGCCCTGGAACAACACCTCATCGTGCTGCTTCTCATCGAGCTTTGTGCCGAGAGTTACAGTCGAGAGCGACTGAGTCTCGCCACGGGTGAAGATAGCCGAGCCGTGTGCGCATGGAAGGTAATCAACCTCGCACCAGATAGGACGAATCTCGTCTGTACGGCGACCGTCAAGACGCTTGCCCTCATCGAGAATCATATTACGCATAGCCATCTTCTGTACATCATCGTGGAAGTACTTGTGGATAAGTGGAGCCTTCTCCTCCAACTCCTCCTCGGTGTAGCGAGCAGCGAACTCTGCCTCCAAAGCATCGAATGCCTCCGAGCGCTCGTGCTTCATTGTACCGCTTGTAGCGATAGCGTATGCCTTGTCGTACAACTCCGAGATGATGGTCTGACGCAACTCCTCATCGTTGGTCTCGTGGCAATACTCGCGCTTAACATCTTTGCCAAGCTCCTTCATCAACTCAATCTGTGCAGCACAGTGAGTCTTGATAGCCTCGTGAGCATACTTGATAGCACCGAGCATAACCTCCTCGCTAACCTCCTTCATCTCACCCTCAACCATCAAGATATTATCGATAGTACCTCCGACCATAATGTCGAGGTCTACATCCTTCATCTGCGAGAAAGTTGGGTTAATGCAGTACTCTCCGTTGATTCGTGCTACACGCACCTCCGAGATAGGACCACCGAACGGAATGTCCGACACTGCGAGTGCAGCCGAAGCGGCCAAACCTGCGAGAGCGTCAGCCTGAATATCCTTATCCGCCGAGATAAGATTTACGGTTACATAAACCTCTGCGTGGTAGTCAGCAGGGAACAATGGGCGGAGCGCACGGTCAATAAGACGAGCAACCAAAATCTCATTGTCGCCGGCCTTACCCTCACGCTTCATGAAACCGCCAGGAATACGACCTACGGCAGCAAACTTCTCCTTGTACTCGACCTGCAAAGGCATAAAGTCGGTACCCTCTTTTGCATCTTTGGCAGCCACTACCGTTGCGAGCAACATCGTATCGCCCTGTTTTACGACAACCGAACCGTCAGCCTGCTTTGCCAACTTGCCGGTCTCAATCATAATCTCTCGACCACCTTCCAGCGGGATAAACTTCTGTACAGCATTGTACAACTTCTTTTCTTCCATAATCATCTAAATCGTCAAAAAATATTATTTCTTTTACTTTTTTCTCTCATCAACATCTAAACTAAAAGACAAAATGAAGGCAACTCTGAAAAACGAGTTGCCCCATTCTGCTGACCTCTTACTTACGAAGGTTCAAAGCCTTAACGATAGCACGGTAACGCTCGATATCTACCTCCTTCAAGTACTCCAACAACTGACGGCGCTTACCAATCATCTTCAACATCGCACGCTGAGTGCCGAAGTCGTGACGGTTGTTTTTGAGGTGCTCTGTAAGGTGGCTGATACGGTACGAGAACAACGCGATTTGGCTCTCTGGAGAACCTGTGTCGGTGTTAGACTTGCCGTACTGACCGAAAAGCTCTTGCTTTTTCTCTGCTGTTAAATAAGCCATAATAGTAAAAAATTAAAATTAAGTTATTTAATAGTTTAATACTTCGTGCGCATTCTCCTTACATGCGAATCGCGCCAAAGCGGTGCAAAGATACAAATAAATTGACAATTGACAATTGATAATTGATAATTTTTACACAAAAAACGCAAAAAATCAGCGAATTGACACCACATAAGGGTTAGGTGATGGTATTATTTTTGAATTATTTTGGTGGCAGATTTGGAAGTTTCATTTTTTTGCCATACCTTTGCACTCGCAAAACACAGGAACTCCATTTTAGAGTAAAGATACATCGCGGGGTGGAGCAGCTGGTTAGCTTGCCGGGCTCATAACCCGGAGGTCGGAGGTTCGAGTCCTCCTCCCGCTACACAAGGACTGTAATCAATTTGTAAATCAAATTGTTACAGTCTTTTATGTTAAATTGACGGGACAATTCGGGGACAGCCTGATATTCGGGATATACATTTTTGCTTCGGTGAAAATGTAAAAAAAATGTTGCCTAAACAAAACTCGCACAACGCTACTCTAAACGAAATTCTCTCGTTTACCTATCCGAAACTGCATACGGGCGTATGTTGGTACATATCTTTCTACGCTTACGATCCGGCAAAGGGCGACTTGCGTAGGAAGCGTATCAAAATCAACTCCGTGGGTACTGCCTCCGAGAAGAAACGATATGCAGCTCTCTTGTGCCATCGCCTATCAACTAAACTCGAAGGTGGCTGGAACCCTTGGGTTGATGCGGAGGCAGACCGCACATACAAGTTGTTCAGTGATGCCATACAGCATTATCGAAACTATGTTACAAAACTTTTGAATGATGGCGTACATCGTATGTCCACCCATCACGATTGTATCTGCTTTGCTCGTATCTTGGAGGAGTGGAACGCTGCACAGGCTGTACCTATTCGATATGTGTATCAGTTTGACCGTACATTTTGTGTACGCTTCCTTGACTATATCTATATTGAAAGACAGAACTCTCCTCGTACTCGCAACAACTATTTGGCGTGGTTACGAACTTTCAGTTCTTTCCTCGTGCAGCACCTCTATCTCAAAGAGAAGCCGACAGATGGTCTTATCAGTATAGGCAAGTCTTTGCTCACGAAAGAACGACAGATTATTCCACTTGTTGATATGGAGCGATTACACAATTATTTGGTGGCTCACAACAAGAACTATCTGCTCGTCTGCTACTTCCTCCATTATATGCTCATTCGCCCCAGAGAAATAGCCAAATTGCGATTGGGTGATATCTGCGTAGCAAAGCAGACAATCTTTATAGCCGATATCATTTCCAAAAACAAAAAATCGGCTGTGGTTACTATGCCTGCCAAGATAATCAAGTTGATGGTAGAACTCGGCTACTTTAACTATCCAAGCGATTACTATATCTTCTCAAAAGGATTTAAGCCTGGTCCTGAATGGGTAAACGAAAAGACCTATCGAGACTATTGGAGTTACTATATTCGACCAGCTCTGAACTTTCCGAAGGAGTATAAATTCTATTCACTCAAAGATACGGGCATTACCTCGATGCTTCGAGCCGGCTACGATGCCTTGTCTGTTAAAGAACAGGCACGACACTCCTCGCTCTTGATGACCGATGTTTATACACCACAAGACATCAAAGATGCAAATCCTGTACTGTTAAATTACAACGGCGTATTATAATATAAGGTATGAAAACGCAGAGACCTCCTCCAATTTACTCCAATTCTCAAACTTTTGGAATAAATTTTGCAAAGAATAGAAAAAAAACTATTAAAAATTTTGCAGATAATAGAAAAATATCTATCTTTGCATTGTCAAACAATAACACAAGAAAGATATGAAATCAGCAGAATTAAGGAAACTTGTTGAAAGAAACGGTTGGATCTGCGTAAGGGCTTGCGGAAGTCATTACATTTACGAGAAGGAAGGAGTCCGATACACAGTTCCGTTTCACGGAAGCAAAGAAGTTGGTAAAGGATTAGAAATGAAGATTAAAAAGGAGATGGGGCTGAAATAAGCCCCTATCCCCAAAACTAGAAAGGAGATTACAATATGAAAAAGATTGAGGCAATTATCGAGAAAAATGCAGATGGCGAATATAGCGTTTACTGCGTTGATGAAATGTTCTCTGGAATGGGTGCGACCGCCGAAGAGGCAAAGGCGGATATGCTTGGAGCAATGAAGCACTATGTTGAGTCTTGCAAAGAGGATAACTACAAATATCCAGCTTGGCTCGATGGCGAATATACCATTGTTTACAAGTTTGATGCACAATCTCTCTTGCAGTATTACGCAGGGATTATTACTCCCGCTGCGTTGGGTCGTTTGTCTGGCATAAGTTCCAAGCAATTGTGGAGCTATATGCACGGCAAGAGCAAACCTCGTGAGCCGCAAGTTCGCAAAATCGAAAGTGCTTTGCACAAGCTCGGTCACGAATTAGTAACAATCTCTTTGTAGTTATTGTTTGACAGCGTTTCTTCAAAGAGGAAGCCCCGACTGTAATGGTCGGGGCTGTTTTGTTAGAATACGATACCGCACTCTACTTTGACGAAATTCTCTTTGTCAAGTCGCATATATGACACCGATGGTAACCATCTATCTTTAATCAGCACGCCCGCCCCGCCTTCTACGCCATATCTCTGCTTGCCAAATGGCACACCTATTTTTATCATAGGTCGATATGACTTTGGTTTGTATACAATCGAAGTTTCGACCTCTCGCTGTAACGGAATAATCGTTGCCGAAGCTTCTACAAGTTTGTTCGCTTCGACTGCAGCCTGAACCTTAAAAACACCTGTGGTATCAGTCGAAAAGTCCAAGTCGTATTCTCGGCGTTGAAGGTAATCTGAAATGATAGCAGCCGTGTCGGCTGGAACGACCACCGTTTCCCTAACGGTATCACAGAGTTGTAATCGTGGCAAACTTTGTAATTTCGGCCAGTCTATCGGCTTGCTCCTATATAATCGAGGTGAGTCGATTTTGATGTTTGTTGCGGGTCGCTCAACATATCGCACATTCTCGATTATCTGAACCTCTTGTTGAGAGCCGATAAGCCAGCTACAAATTACACCAACGACCAACGAAACAATGATATATGTTAACTTTTCCTTCATTTTCTTTACATATAGAATTTCACATGCTCAAAATTTGCCATTTTTTGAGCATATATTAAGCCGCATACAGCTCGATGCACTTCTGAATCGACTCGACATACCAATCAGCGATAGCCTCTCGACCTTCCTCGCTCAACAGATAATCGAAGTCTTCTCGATTATCGTAAAAGAAAGCTTCGACAAGTACCGCAGGACAAGCGGTCTTTGTTACCATATAGAAACCGGCTTCGTAGTCATGGTCTCCATCACTCATATCCGCAAGTATTCTAGCGTTTGCGAAGCGTTGTGTTGCACAATGCCAAAACACCTCGGCATACTCGTCACTCTTCGTTGTACCTCTCGAAGTCCATAGAGATATTCCCCTCGCATCGTGTTTTACCGAAGCGTTAGAGTGTACCGACAAGAGCAGACAGTTCTCCTTGCCATATCTAGCACACAGTTCATTTACTCGTCTGGCTCTTTCTGACAACGAAATGTCTTCGGATTCAGGCGTAATGATATGTACCGGTATTCCAAGCGAGTGCAGTTTCTTTGCTACTCGATTAACGGTTTCACGATTTGACACCCATTCGTAAAAAGTTTTTCCCTCAAACGACCAGCGTTTGCCCGGAGTATCCTCTCCGTGACCACCATTGAGGAGTATGTGTAGGTTACGCATTCTCTCCCTCCTTCTCCTTGTTATCCTCTGGGGCTATCACAATGCCCCAATAGAGCCAACCGATGAATAAACCGTTTGTGTAGCTGGGTGCTATGTGCTTTCTCCAAAAGTTTATACTCGGTATAAACTGAAAGCATCTACCCCAAAATGACCGAAAAATTACTTTGAACTTCATAATCGTAGTTTTATTAAATTGGTGGTAAAATGTACTCTATTTGCTCTGCTATCATCTCCATACGACCTCTTGCGTATTCGGGAGAGATGTCGGTTGTATGATTGTATTCACAAAATATATTACCTATCCAGCCATCGTCTTTTGTGGATAGTTTGCGAATAATTGCAGACTGAGAACCTGCATTGAGGAGGAATGCACGGGCTCGTTTATCTCGCACATTGTTTGAAATATCTTTGTAATAGAGGTAGTCTCGAGACGACAAGTCCGAAGCGAACTTTGCCACGCTATCCATTGGCAGGTTTTGGATATTCGATTTCATTCCATCAACACCATTTCTTCGCACCTCTATCGTTATGGATAGGTACTCTCTGTGTGTCAATGGGTGCGGTTGCACAATGTACACTCGGTCCGCTTTTAGGTCGGTAAGCAGACTCCACAGCATTCCATATATCTGAGATATATACTCGTTTTTGCGTTGGCTCTGCTTTTTAAGTGCCTCTTCTCTACGCTGAAGCTCTAACTTCAGGAATGCCTCTTGGCGTGGCTGTTGGTGCTTCCACCACGCAATAATTATTACGCCTATTGCAGTTATGATAGGCGAAATGTATGGGGCAAAATCTTTTAATAACTGTTCCATTTCCATATCACAAAAGTAGCCACCCGAAGGTGGCTACAAAAGGACAGGCATTAAAACATCTCAGGCGTTAAAAATTCTGCATATGATTTACTTTTGACCATTCGCTTTGCCCGGTTCTTGGACTTATACCTGTTGCGTATAACAACCTTCGTACAACACGCTGTAATGTAGATATATTTGAACCATATCGGAGATATCATCTTGGCAGTTTTCATTCGGCGACCATAACTATTAGTATGCACCATCATTCCCCAATAACTGTTTATTGACGATGCGAATTTGTCCACAAACTTTTCGGCATCACCATTTTCCGCTATCTGATTATAATGGTGTATGGTATCGTAGAAGTGTCCTAAAATGCGATTGGATATGTATTTTCGACCGGGCTTCAATATCCTCCCTACGAACTTGATTCCCTTTGAATAATGGGTAATATGACACTTCTTCGGGTGCAGTTGCACTCCGAGCTATTCTTTCAAGAACTCGTCTATTTCCCCCTGCAACCCCCGTAAAGAGGCTAGGTCGCTGCTGACGATTTTACCATCGTCCATAAATCGCACATACTTGTCAAAACCTTTGACCTTAACAATAAAATAATCGAGAGGAGTCAAATAGAAGTTCGCCTCATCTTGTGATGAGAGGTTGCCCGGAGCAATGCCAATGTTTGGATCATTGTAGCGTAGGCTTTTGCTTGGAGGTAAACCCTCCCAAGCAGACAGTGGAGACATTCGGCGACAGTTGCTCTGCGGACAATGGAAGGCAGTGATGCGGGCGAGCCATAATACGACATCTATATCCTCGCCATCGTATCTATCGTTGATAAACTGCTCCATCATTTCCCAGAGTGTCGTCTTGTTGATGCTCATAAAATAACTATGAATATCAAATGAGAGCACCCAGCAGTCTCTTGTATATGCGTTGCTCTCCTCATATATCATACGCTCTAACTCATTGGCAGCGGAGTCGGGGCCTTCGCCCTTACGGCAGTTCTTCGACACATTGCCACATTCATAGTACCACGCTTCATATAGAGGATTAAGGCGAATTTTTAGAAAGTGATGAACGATGCGATCTCTAAAAGCAGAGGCTATTATTTCTCGCTTAACCGGTCTATCAACAATAAAACAATAACTCTGTGCTGGCTGATAAGTTCCATCACAGAGTTCTTTGTGAAGTTGCACGAGTTCCTCCACAGCATTCATCGAAAATTCGATACACTGACCTTTTGACTTCTTGCGCTTGATGCAGTCGGCATATGCCTTCAGCACCTCCACAAACGGAATGTCATAGACTCTCTCTCCAATTGCTGCAACGGGCAACACATAGTTTGTGTTGTTACGATTGTTGTTGTTAGCGTTACCACTGTTGAAGTTGATGTTCCAGGAGGCTGTCGCCACTGTCTTAGTCTTAACCGACTGTTGTTCGCCGGTGGGCGACCCAATCGAAAAGTCGAGTTTCTTTCCCATAACCACCGTAACGATTATGGCTCTAGATTTAAGGTCTGCTTGATGCTATCCGGCAAAGTTGCCAGAGTCGCATTCTTCCAACCAGTAGCTTGACGACCGATGTTCTCCAATAGTATGAAGATTTCGGCACTTTTGTCAAGACTGATTATATGCCTGTCTTCACATATCCGTAGAAGTAATTTCAGCGTACCGAATTTTACAATGAATTGTTGAAGATGTTTGAATCGCTCCAAACCTCGTGTCATATTTGCAGATTGTATCAACTCGCAGCAAGCAACTCCTGTCATAAAGAGTTCGTTGCCGAAGTCGTATTTATAGCTTTTCGGAAAATTTACACGCAAGTCCTCGATTGTCATTAGCAACGAGTACATATCGCGGTACACATCTAACTTTTGTGCAACTGCCATAGTTTAGGAATTTGCCACAAAGGTAGCAAAAATTCCTAAACTTATTCAATCCATTGTCGTTCTTTGGCATAGGCGACTGCTCGTGCAGCCACCTCTTTTGCCATTGAACGCCACTCTTGAAGAGCATTGTATTCTGCAATATACTCTATACTCTTTGCCTCCGAAGCACTATCTTTATTAAGATAATTGAGGCTAATTGCTGTAACTTCGTCATTGGAGTATCGTTGCGATATAATAGCCGATACAATCGTTCCATAGGAGAACTCTCTGCCTAACTCAACCGAGTAGATTTTGAATACCTCAAAGCCTAAATCGTTTATAAACTTCTCTTCTCCCCACGAAACCACATATTTACGGCGAAGACGACTTTCCGACATTTGAACTAATGGCGGTTGCACCTCGAATGTTTGAAAATCTTGAATACCCATTTTTCAAAAAATTTTTCGACTCCCTTCGGGAGTATTAAGTGTTAAAGAGTTAAATTGTTAAAGTGTTAAACCTTCGACTTTTCGATTGCTGCAACGGGCAACACATAGCCTGTGCCGCCACGATCGTTGCCGTAAGCGGTACCACTGATGAAGCCGATGTACCAGGCAGCAATGTAGTTATATCCCTCGGTGGAGCTCCAATGCCATAAGTTCGGAATTTCCGGAAACACCGTTGCGCCATTGCCATCAAGCATGTTGCGTGGACCGGCAAAAATAGGAATTGAATGTTCGAATTCAGGTTCCACTTCTGGCACTACATAGCCTTTTCTATGATACCAATACAAACGAGATAATTCGCCCTCTGCTGGAAGATACCAATTGCCTTGTTTGTAAGCATCAGCAAGAGTTTCTCCTTCTTTGACAGTTGGCTCATAAAAATTGCATATTGACGCTGCTTGATAATAGTATAATCGAAGAATATAATCTTCACTTTCGCTATCTGCTGCAAACTCTTTGTGCTTTTCATTCAGTTCTTCCAATGAAGATGGTATATCCAAATCAGCTGCAAGCAGTATCTCATTACGATATGCAATAATCTTTTGAGTATTGCCACGACCATCCCAATCAGAGAACGAGCCATCTGTAAATTCTCTAAATGTATCTCCATCAGGCGTAAGATACAATGCTTCCCAATCGGAGTTTTCAGGAATGTGTCCATCTGTTTCGCTATACCTTGAATAGTTGGTCATTGTTGGTATATCGCCAGAAGGATTTGATTGAGTATTTATGCCCCATGTTGCTGTACCCGGTCTATTACGACCAACAATACGAATCAGACCATCTTCCGCCTCGTCTATTTGGTAAACAACACCAACTACGGTCTTGTTACGGTCTAAAACATCATCAAAGGTTCCATCTGCATATGCCAAATCGCCAACCCTAACGGCTCTCTTATAGAAGCCAATTGGCTTCGATGCAGAGATTTCTACACCATCGCTTAAACGAGTTGTCTTCGCCGTGATTATAGCAGTCGGCTCACCGACTGTTGCGTCATTTTTAAGCGTCAAAACTCCTGTATTCTCGTCAATCGTAGCGTAGGTTTCATCGTTTATGCTCCACTTTATAAGAGTAAAGTAGTTTGCTGATGCAGGAGAAGGCACAGCCTTATACTCGTATTTACCAGCCTTATATATATAGCTTGAACCTGCTATATTCAAGGCGCTGATATTACGCACCGTATAGGTTACATATAAGTCGTTGTTCTCGTCATCGATATTGCCAAACGCCTGCATTAAGAGCGTCTTCTGTTCATAGTTGATGGTCGAACTTGACGATGTGGCCAAGTGTATCGTTCCAGAGAGTTTTGCTCCGATTTGAGCAAGATACATCAAATGGTCGATAGAGAAGTTTGTCCATTCAACACCGTCTATTTCGACTGCCGCCAAAATACGATTCTCCCTATTTAGACAAGTTTCAACAACTAACTGACTGTTCACACCCGGACAACCGACTATCTGAAGCTGCGTCATCGCCTCGGCTCCCTCGATAGTAAATGTGGAGAGGTTTGCCAAGTCTGATAGACGAAGTCTTTGAATGGTTGAAGGCAATCGTACCTCGGTTAGACTATCAGTCGAAGGTAGCGTAATACCTACAATAGGAGTACCACGGAAGTCGATACGCTCAATCATTTCGCTGGCGATAGTTACGGCTCTTGTCAAAGATGTATTATGCGTAACAACGACCTCTTTGAGCATTGTACACGCCGATAAATCGAAGCCTGAATTGCTCAACTGATTATTAGGCTCATCGGCAGTATGGGCCAATATCAGACGCTTCAAACGGCGACACTTGGGAAGATTTGTTTGAATATCTATCTGACCAAGACCTTCCAAGCCTTTCTCGGTAGTCGTTCCATCGGCACCGACTGTATAGGTTGATATCTCGGTAATCAAGTCGGCATCATATATAGAGAAAGTAACCTCATTTGCACCGCTTGCTGTAATACCATTCTCAAAGTATGCAGGACTACCAGCGACAATGTTTCGTTGCGATTTTACTCCACCAGAGCCCCAATTGAGAGAAGCGTAGATAGGGCAATAGTGGCGTAATGCTACACCCGCACCTCTCTTCCACAAGCGGAGCATCAAAACATTCGATGTGCTTTCTCCTGTCGCACACTTGGAGTCCCAATAACGCTGTCTGTATTTGTAGAAGTATCGAGTAAGCTCGAACTTGTCTCCATACGCCATCGAGAAGTTTCCGGTGTTGGCATATCCCATACCATCAACATTGTACAGAGCCTCGCACCAATGCGACCAATAGTCTTTGTATTTTGCAAACAATGAAGATGCGTTGAGACCTCCACTTCTCATTGCTACATACATAGTCTTGATGTCTGCTTCCCATACTTTGGCAACACAATCCCATAGTCCGGAGAGTCGTCCATTGAAAATCGGAGTACCAGCGGAAGTTATAGCCGAGTATGTTCCGGTGGCAACATCGTAGGTCTCCCCAAGAACAGTACCGGTCTCGCCTGTCGTTGCATCAAACGAGTCGCCCCACTCGTGGAAGAACTTCCAGCGGAGCAGACCTGAGTTATTGAAGAGGTTGATGGTATCGGTGTCTCGTATGAACACAAACCAATTAGCATTCGCCTTAGTAACATCATCGCAAGCAATAGACATATTCTTATCCATCGAGTCGGTACCGAGGTGGTATGTCAAGAATATGAAGTAGAATATAGCACTCCATTTATTGAGATACTGCGAGTACTCTGTTGCAAACTTTGCGTATCGATAAGCCGGTGTATCGGTCGTAAACACCTCGTCTCCGTATGTATATTGCTCGTAGCCATCTTCTGCTAACGATAAGTGACGATAACTTCCATATCGAAGGCGATACCTCTCTGCAACAGAAGGATTGCAAGATTGAATCCAATTGTGGAAACGGCGAATAGCAGCAGTCTCTGCATTGGCTTGCATTACTTGGTCTGACGATCCAGCAATGCCAAGTTTGTTGCCTGTCACGAGCGACTTTTTCGGTACTCGTGCGTAATATAGCGTTGTCGTCAGACTATCAAATTCGTCTGTCCATTGAGCCTCTTCAAGTTTGCTCATAAAGAAATTGATATTATCATCAACCTCCCATATCTGATTTTTGTCCGACTTCTTCGAGTATCCGAACATCGAAGGGCTATACTTGTTGTTTATGAAGTTATAGAGCGACAAGAACGATATTTTTGCATTCCCGGCACTATCGAAAGTCCTCCTGAAACCTATCTCTGGGAAGCCACTCAGCGATTGTCTATATGTGATATCGACACCCGCTGCATCTTGCTCCGCCTGACGAGCCGTCAAGATGGTCGGATATCCACTCGCCGCCGTTGCGACCGCCACAAGGATATCTTGATAAGCGTTCATCGCCAACATATTGAATATGCCCTCGCACGAGGCGAAATTCACCTTGTGGACAAACTCGGTTTCTGCGGCATCAACACCCGGAGTAATGGAGAACTTTGTGATTACAACATCACCTTCTGGCAAATTTATAACCCAAGCATTCTCTTCGTTGAACTCGAATGTCTCCGCCCAATTCTTATATGGCAGAGGATAATTGTTTGAAGATGTACCATCACCGTTTATTTCGTGAGCACCAGCCGTAAAACTTGCTTTTGCATATCCCATCTCCTTGTTCCATTGAGGATTGACAAACACCGTCTTGTCGCAAGTACGAGGGTCGTTCTTTGATGTCGGGAGTTGTTTCATATCCCAAATGATGTACGGCGTGTTAGGGAGAGCCGTTAGCACCTTGGCAAGATTGACTGCACCTGCACTATCAAGAACATCGTTTCGCTTTGCAATTGCAATCTTTGCCTCCAAATCAGGGGTGTCGTAGGCATAGTTGTCAATCATTTGACGGTAGTTCAGACTCTTGTCATATACTCGCACGGTATATAAGGTTACATCGCAATCAGGCGAACCGATTACAATCTCTTGTGGCGTTGTCTGCACCCATTCAGAGGTGTCATAGTTCATCATACGAACTATAACGCCGTTGATATACATATATGCGATATTAGCATAGGTGGTGGTAGAGCCCTGCTCCGAGTTGCCTGTATCATTAACACAAGTGGTTGTTTGACCATCTATACAAAAGCCCACACGAATACGCTGTTCATCGCAGTATAGTGTATGAATTTCCCCAGCTGCACAATGGAGTTCTACTCTGTTCGCATACACAACGAAGCCTACGCCATCGTTGAGACATCGTATAACCTCTGCATCTACATTCGTGCAATTTCCTGTTTCGAACTCAAACTCAATGGTCTTTCCTGTACGAGCCGCCGATGACTCTGCATTTACTCCGAAATCTGCTCCAAACGGAGCAAGCCCCGACAAAGTTATACTCTTGCCCGCCTTGATATGAAAGCCGTCATCGTGGAAGCCGTTATCCCCTGAGAGGTTAAAGTTGTCGGAACGCTTAACTGTACAAGTGCGTACTCCACCATATTCAGAGTGCCAATCCTCCGCATCGCTATCCGCATTTGTTCTACCTGCTGCGGAGAGGTGTACTTTGCACTCGGAAGCTGCTTCGAGAGTAACACCAGCCGAGAGCACTTCCAAGTCAAACGAAACGCTTGCGGTGCCGACTTGGATAGTTGGTACAATGGTGCCAAGATAATCGTTATTGCCAAGGGTTAATCGCCACTCTTGCATTCCCGATGTTAGGTCATCGAGCAACCTAACCTGCTGTACCGTGGTGTTGGATAAAGCCGTACCCGATTTATCTCGCACGACAAAATTAACCGACACCATGTCTCCCGGATTACCTGTCGGAAAGTAGAAGAAATATGGAATAGAGGCCGTACCATAAAGTTTTGCTGTGCTGGTGGCATCTTTGCCAATGCAGACAGACGGCGATGATAAGCCTCGCTTGATAAATGAGGTTGTTATTACATCTGTTGTAATACCATACTCGGAGTTTGTAGCATACAACTTAATAGTATGGGCACCATAAGACAAAGCATTTGCAGGGTCGATAATGAAGTCGTATGTTGAGTTGTTGATGGTGGCCCGCTGTTCTGTCAAAGGATCATCGTCAATTATCAAGTGTACTGCTGCCGATGTTCCTCTACAAGCAACACGAAGCAGCCACCCTGCGTCTCGCACAGCACTCTCGTCATAACTTTCATCTATCGACAAGATAATCTCCCTTGTGTCAAGAGAAAAAGTCCACTGTCGAGATTTACCATGTGCGTTACCAATCGTTACCTGTACGGCGTTTGTTTCTTGTGTAAGGTATGGTCCGAGGTCAATGGTGAACTCTTGACCGCCAGCCGGCAAACTCATCGACAGGGCATCGATAACCGTTGAGTTTATGATGACACGAACATATCCCGGTTCACTATCAAGGTCTGCCGAATCCGAGCCGTAATAGGAGTTATATGTGAAGCGTAGGATATTGCTTGCACCCTTCACAATGGTTGTCTCTGGCTGTTTTGTAATTCGAGCGGCCAAGGTATAATCTGCACTACCTGCTTGCTCGTAGAACTCTATATGTGTCAGTACGAGGGCCTGCTTGTTGTCAGGGTCTGTTGCCCATTCGTTGTATGTATCAACGCTGGCGAAACAGCGCACAGTTGCTTTGCCTGTTTCGTCAGAGGTTTTATCCATATATCCGACTTTGCTGCCAAAAAGTTTCTTAATAAACTTTTCAACTGCTGCGCCAGAGAAACCCTCCCATAGGGTATTCAAGTCTTTTATTTCATCTGCCATATTCTCTATAAATTTTAGTATTTCCACAAATCCGAGCCCTTCCACTGCAAAGCAGAACGCCACCAGCCAGAGCCGAAGCAAGAACTAATTGTTCCCCATATACGATGGGCACCATAGTACAGAGCCTTGATTACTCGCTTGCCTCTATATAGTTTTGCAACTCGTTTTTCTCCTATATACATGGGGCTACTCCTCTATATAGTAAATTTGACCTTCAACGCACAAGCCATTGGCAATCATTTCTCTCATTGCATCTTCACTCTCTACTCGCTGTGGGGTTAGTAGTTTTATCAGCTCGTGCATTCCTTGTATGTCATTGACGACAGACAAGAGCGTTGATGACTCTAACACTGTCGTTTCTTCATCTGTTTCTCCCGTCCACAAAAAGACATTTAGTGTACCGGGTACCGGGCACGCTCTTTCGCCTGTCGGGAACGCTCCATCTGCAACATATTCTATCATTGTATATCGCAGTTGGCCATTGCCTATATGTCGCTCGGAAAGGGCTAAATGCGTAAATAGAGTCATTCCATCTTCCGATATGGAGCAGTATTTTCTTTTCTCTCCGTTGCGTTCACAGACGAACTTGCCACACATATCGTCAGTGTAGTAGATAACCTCTATATGGTCAGGAACAGCGACCTGTTGCCCATCTTTATAGAAGATGTGCGATGCTGTAAAATCACCTCTGCTATTTTGTTTACGAGCCATATCTTAAAGAAAAAAATCTGGTAATGCTTCTGTTTTCTCGGCAAAGCCTCCTTTTGCAGCTTCCGAGTAATGGAACTTGAAGGTAAAACTATCCATCTGCAATTTCACTCGTTCCGCCTTATACTCTTCAACGATGATTTTTCTATACGAACCATCATCAAAGAGTATATAGCGGTTTGTCGAGCGCAGGAACTCGTGCCACAAGTTTTCCTCCTGCTTGGTTGTTATATAGCCGGTGTTTACCTCCCAAGACCTTACATATCCATTGTAAACCTCCGACTCCGTCTTGCGGACCATTGCAGTTAGGTTATCTCCATCTGCAATAGTTTTCAGTTCTCCTGTTGCTATAATAGTATCAAAACCTCCAAGAGAGTTTTGGAAAAAGAAATATGTGTTCGATGCTGTTTGTGGTCGCACAACAAATCTCTGAGGCTTGATACCAACCACACCATTATCTGCATCTGTGTCGCCATAAATATCATATGCGACCACTTCATCGTCAAATTCTTCTGCGACAAGACTTGCTATGTGGTCATACGAACAGTCTAATCGATATATCGACATATCCGTATTAACTTCACACAATAATTTCGTTGTCGGTGCCAACGACCTGAAATAAATTTTCGCATATATCCTTCTGCTCGTCTCTTCTGGATAGGACTCATTCGTGTCTGCTCCTTCGTTGCAGATCACAAATGAGAGTTGTTCCTTTATGCCTGGCACCACATAATCTATTTGTGGTCGCCAAGTCAAGAAGTTATGTTGCAGAAAATCGTACTCATCGAGTAGTCGAGAATTATCATACCCGCCAAAAAGCACAGGAATACGCTCACTCCAATCGGTCACTTCGTCATTTTCATCTCTTGATTGAATACTAATTTCCTCTATAACCGACCTGATTGTGTCCCATCTTTCAATATATGGATTAAAAGAGAATTGAAAATTGTCTGCAATTTCCGATGTATGTATAGACACCTTATCGTCTACGGCAAATAAAGTAAACACTATTACACCAGCATCTTTGTAGCGCACAACAATAGGCGTTTTCGCCTCACCATTAAGGATGAGCGAGATATCCTCCATGTTGCGAGAGAATAGAGATTTTGCGTATTTTGATATTCCCATATGCTTTGAATTTATGCAAAATTAAGAGTCTATTAGGTAGAACAAAAGGACACTAATTTTCATTCCAGATAACACCTCCATATCTATAAACATATCGATAGTCTTCAAATGGAACAGGCAATTCCATTATGTACAACTTGGCACACTTTTTAATCTCACTATGCGTTTGACCTTTGAATATCTTTACTCTTTGTGTTGTCCCGTCTTCACATTGGATAGCAGCAATTACATCTGAAGCAACGGGGTATTGTGCTACTGCCCTAAAACTATTATCTAGGCTGTTACTGTCACTCCAGTACTCAATTCTTATAGTATTATCTTCTTCTGCTTTATCTTGTAGCGGACACTCAATAAGTTCTATTCGACATATTAATTGAGGAGAATTGTCTGTTGCCGATAACGGAAGTGAAATCTTCTTAATTAGGAAGAACTGATTATATAGGCTAATTTTATTATACAAGCGCAAAGCGGAGATTTCCTTTAATGACAAAACGAAATCTGCAGTTATCACCCTGCGAGATTGGGCAAGCCAATTAGCAAAAGGAGAATGATATTTTCTATACAATATCGCAGGGTCTATGCAGCCACCGTAAGCGTAAGAGTTTTCCGTTGCACCTTTCGAGAAATAGAAGCCCTTATCTATTAGTTGATTGTTGTGCAAACAACCAATCCAAACATCTGAAGAACGGTTATCTTCTGCTACATTAGTTTTTACAATCGGACACATCAAGTATTGCTTCTCTTTTGAGTAATAGCCCGTATACTCAACTACGCCAACAGGCATACATCTAACACACTTTAACGACAAAGACATGTCAAATATATTAGACTCTGAGTCGCTATCAGCCTCTGCCTTAAACAACTTATGCGATAACATATCGATATATGGAATTGAATTGTGGGAGCCCTGTACAGTAATACTAACTCCTTTCCCCGAAAACATATCACCAGTTCTATTATCTCTAATTGCGATATAATCACCGGCTTTTTCTGTGTTAGTCAGTAACTCTCCCATAGTAGCTGCTTCGAAAATACAGCCTTCTGCATTTTCCATAGAGTCATCTTCTGGCTTAATTGTTGGGGTATTATCCTCATCATTGCCAAATCCAAATGTGTACAAATAAGGCAACTCGTTGGAATAAGATATCGAGCCACTAATTTTTTCATCCCAAACAACAACATTAGTATCATACAAGATATTCTTATTGCTTTTAATGACGAAATGTTGGCCGTCTCGAAAAAGAGTAGCACAGTTCATTTTTAGCAGATTGCTAACAAGGTCAAACACGGTACATTGAGGTAATGTATCAGCAACATCAAGTTGCATAGTTCCTTCTGTGTTGCCTGTTTGCAACCCTATGCCTTGACAATACTGTCTGCTACGATGTAATCCAAGTATCGCCAAGCCTTCGTAAATAAACGACTCATCTATTGACACATTTTTCAGTGCCTCTTTCAGTATTGCGCTAACTTTTACAGCAGGAGTAATCGGGGAAATTATAGGGTTCCAATAGTAATTATGATATTTAACATCAGGCGTTACGGCTGTCTTCCCAAGACTGTTTGCTGTGTATTCAATTTCTGTGATACTCTCACTGTTAAGCAGCATTGGAATACCATAATCATAAGACTCTTTCTCATCTATTGCGCCATCGCCATTTGTGTCGTATCCGCCTTTTTGAACAACATCGAACATTCCTTGCATCTGTCGAATCATATCATTGCTTCGAGCATATTGCCATTTGGTCAGATGTTTTAATTGGTGAATATACCCACCCCATTCGCTTTCCAGGTCTTTGCCCACGAAATTATAGTTAATAACTTCCTCTTCAATCCCTTCATATTCGAGTACGCCATAAAAGAGAGGTATAGCATTGGCATATACTACAACGCTTATCTTTTTTTCCGCTGGCTCTTGTAGCATCGCTGCTATATACCCAAAAGCAATTTTATTTTTGGGTGTTGGCAAAAAGGATATACTAGTTGAGAATGCGACAGGTATATGAGAGTCACTCAACATCGGATTCTCAATTTCAATTTCAAACTCTGCCGATGGGTCCAAGTCCAACGACACTCCTGATGCAGTTATAATTTCTATCATACTAACCTCCTATTTTTCCTCTACTCTTTTGTTTGTTGTATTTTTCAAGATTCTCAACGATACCATTTCTGCCGAGCATTACTACTCTTGCATCGAGAGGCTTGGAAAGAACTGTTAAGACTCGCAGTAACAAAGCCTTTACCTCGCCACTATCATCGGTGGTTTGACTTGACGACAGAGTTGTTCTTGGCGTATCTCCGATATATCCTCCTGCCGCTCGTCCAGCAACGGTATAAGGAGAATATATGGCCGAGAAGTCCAGAGAACTGAGCGTTCCGTGTTGTCGTGCTGTCTCCACTGCTGACAACAGAGGATATGCAGTTGGATTCTGCACCACCTCATTCGGCAGAACATACTCTGTTCCGTTCTCCGCCACCAGCACCGTAGGCGAACTCACGAAACCTCTCTTATTCGGGTTAAGCCTTGCCCGGAATGGTTTGCCGTCCTGTTCTCTACGCACATCTATAACCCCATTACCAATCGGGCCACCGTCCTCTGCTCCGGTGGTAATAGGTGTCGCTGCGATTAGGGCAGTTTGTGCTACACCCATAGCAAGAGTAGCCGCAGCTGCAATCAAGTTAATCGGCCAAGGCATACCTGTTAGCGACTTTGTTACTCCGAGAGCCGTGTTTATTACAGACTCGGTAATGCTCATTGCCTTTTGGCGTTTAGCTTGCTTTAATGCCAACTCCTCCTGATATGCCTCATACTCGGCGTCCATAGCTTCAACCTCCGCATTGTATTGTGCTTCGGTTATCAAGCCAGCATCAAGGCGTTTTTCGAGAGTTTTTTTCTTCTCGTCATTACTTTTTTTGTACTTCTTCAATTCTGCTTCCTCAGACTTTGCCATAAAGTCGTTGACTTTACCCCATATTGACATAACTGAATCGGCAAGGGCTTCAGTCATTGTAATGATGTCTTCGGTGTTGAATCCGTCTTTGAGAATTTCATCCCATCGCTCACCACTAATACCCAAGAACTCTGCAAAGAAATTTTTATCATTTTGTGTTCCTTCCGAGGTATCTTTGAGTTTATCAAGTTGTTGGCGCAGGTTGGCAATCTGCTCTAATAGTTTTGTCTTATCATCATCAGAAAGAGTAACTCCTATTTCAATATCGCCTATTTTTGCATCGCTGACAAGAGTTGATAAAGTAGCGATCATTTCGTTGAGATACTTCTCATCGAGAGCGTTCAGTTCAGCCCAATGTTCTTTGCGTTTCTCTCGGCGTTCACGCTCACTGCCAGAGAAGGTATCCATCTCTTGGCGTTGACGCTCCACCATTTGCATTCGAGCAATCTTGTAAGCATTCTGTCGAGTCTCGACCTCTTTGTCAGCCTCTTCGAGTTGTATTTTTGCCAATCGAGCCTTATGAGCCCTTTCGAGAGCCTCCAACGCTCGTGCGTTTCCGGCATACTCTCGCTTCAACTTCTCGTACTTTGCCTTCTCGATGGCGATGCGGTCTCCACTCATCTCGGCAATATCCATCTCAATCTTCTCTCTCTTGCGAGCTTCATCTTCAATGGATTTAGTCCACTCTTCTTCGAGTCGTTCATTTTCTTTCTCGGCTTGCTCAACACCCTTGTTTATTCGCTCTTTCTGCTGAATAAGTTTGTCGGCAAGGTCTTCTTCGAGTGCAACTCGGTCTGCACCGGAGTCTGCATTTGTTTTCAGACGAGCAGTCAATGCGTCAATTTCCAATTGGAGCAACTTTGCATTATACTCCTCTTGTGTCATCGTTTCAGAGTTCTGATACTCTTTTTTCAATGCAAGACGCTTCTGCAAGAACTCTTCATCGGAGTTTAGAGACCATTTTTGCCCATAGTTATCTCCACCACGAGGCGAAACAGTAGGCGTGGTCGTAGTAGGGGAAGTCGGTGTATCGGTATTCGCAGAAGAGTCTCCAACAATACCTTGCAATTCTTTCCGATACTTTTCTGCAACCTTATCAACTTCGGCAAGTTGTTTGGCGGTCTTTTCCTCGTATTTTTTTGCAGCAGCCTCTTGTGCCGCTGCCATCATTTCTGAATAACTCAATGCGCCATTAGATTCAGCCACAGCCATACTAATACCCATTTGCTTCCAGAAGCTGACTTTTCTATCTTTGCCGGCTAATTTATCTTCACCCACCTTTTTGAGTATCTCGTCCTTCTTTTGTAACGCAGCTTTAAGTGTTGCTTCAGCAATAAGAGCCTGAGTGTGTTTCTTTACAGCCTCAGCCGCCTTGCCATTAGCGATAGTCTCTTGATTTATGAGATTTATACCATTTGGCATCAACGCTTGCAATTCCTTAATTGCGGCATTCCTTTGTTCCTCAGATGTGGTCGTAGACTCTATCACGGACATAAGGTGTTTCATCTTCTCGGCTTTGCCAACGAGACTTGTTCCCTCTTCATCTGTAACTTCGGAAGCTTTCTTTGAAATATCTGTAAGAGTCTTACTGCGATTAGCCATTACTGCCATTGCGGTCGTAGCCGTACCCACAACAACACCGATGGCAGTAAACGCCCAGCCAAGAGGTCCCATAGATGCGATAAGAGTTTTAGCAGCAAGACCTGCCGCCTTAAAGTTGAAAACCAACAAATTCTGCACCGTACACAAAAGAGCCGACGATTTGGATACAGCCATTTCTGCTGCACGCAGAGCAGCCAAGTCCCTTGCTCGTTGACGCAACAGCACCATGTTACGCTTGCTGTAAAATTCGGAGAGTTTTTCAAGGGCAATCTGCGTCTTCTTAACCAAATTATATGCTCCAACAACAATAGCTAAACCCGCAATAACCGCCTTATACTTGGTTGCAAATCCTATGATACTAGAAAACAATCGTATGCCATGTGTCGTTAGCGACAGCGAGGTGGTTATCATCGGATTCAATTGCTCTCCGAGTAATCGAGCCTCTTCTATGACATCTTTCTTCGCTTTTTCCATTATCGCTGTTGCTGAGGAGTTCATTCTATTAAACTCCTCTTTAATAGAAGTGGCATCAAGAAAAGCCTGATTTGCAAGTTCTTGTTGCTTGCGTATAGTATCTACATTTTGAGAAAGAGAGCCCAAAATGGTAGTAGCTCTCGAACCTGACAAACCGAGACTATCGAGCAACTTAATAGTATCTGCCGAACTTCCCTGACCAATGCCTTCGAGAACAAGAAGCAATGCTTCATTTACATCTGTTTCGAGAAGTTGTGTGAACTCTTGCAAGCTAACGCCAGCAACCTTGGCATACTGTTCCGCATTCTTCGATATGTCTGCGATGACATTTGTAAGGGCTGTTGCAGCGGTTTCTCCTCTTTGTCCAAGGCTGTCTAATGTTGCTCCCAATCCGAGTACCTGTGGTGCAGTCATTCCCACTGTTTGGGACATTCCGGCTATTTGTTTTGCAAAGTCAACAATATAGCCCTCATTAGCCGTTGATGCCATACCGAGAGAGTTGATTGTTGAACCTATCTTCAACATCGACTCCTCCATACCATATTCACCTTTCAGCTTGAAGATATCGACCAGCTTTCCAATCTCACGAAGTGCGTCCTCGGCATTACCTCCAAGGTCTTCCGAGAGAGCAACATTTATCTTGTCTGCGGCTGTAACGAAGCCCAATATGTCCTCTTCACCCGACAATCCGAGTTTACCAGCAAGCCCAATCAGGTCTATCAACTCATTTTGCGCAGTACGGGTATCGAGTGTTGCTAATTCATCAGATAGCTCACGAACTTCCTCTTTTGTCAAGTTGGTTGTTCTTGATGCTCTTGTCAAAGCTTCGTCATATTGCAAGTACTCACCCCTAACTTTACTTACAATCTGCTTAACAATCGTAAGAGAGGCAAAACCGGCTGTTATCAGACCTATATAACGATTTATGCCATTAGCGATATTGCCCAATGTCAACCCAGTCTCTTTCGATATCGCCTTCAACTCCTCTTGTCTGCGTGTTACTGCTTTCAGCTGGTCCGCAAGTTCTTGCCAAGCAGCAGTTCCGGGAACAGTATTCCTTAACGCCACACGCAACGAAGTTGCTCTACGGGAGAGGTCGTCCATTGTCATGCAGTTAATAGCCATAGTACTCCTCATACCATTAAGCTCTGCTTTATTGCGCTTTATGATAGCCAAGTTCTCCTTTATCTGCTTGGTCAATGACTTATATTGTGCTGTATTTTGCTGTCCAGTAGCACGCAATCGGCTCTGCTCTTGACGCAGTACACGATTTTCATTCGATAAATCTCGGACTTCTCTGGTTAGGTCGCCAATCTTGCGGCGTGCAGGATCGCCATTGACAATAATGTTTAAGCGGAGGTCCTCATCTCGTACAATTTTTCCCATATCTATTCGTTGTTTATCTCTGTTTTAATTTGTTCAATGGTGTCTTCGGTATATTCGGCTGTTAATCGTTTTGCGATGGAGTTGTAATGACCGAAGACAAAGCGGTTGTGAATGCGCCTATTTCGTTTTACCTCCTTCGAGCCATATCGCAATGTTTTCATATCGAGGAAGCGTTCATATATGGTGTGTACAAAGGTTAATTGTCCGCCATCTGTCGAGGCACTTGAAACGGCAGTGCTTCGGGTGCCCAACAAGCGACCACTACGAGTTTTCAGTTTTTGACCAATCGCTAATGTTTGATTGCGTAAAAGCCTACGCCCCTCGTCTTCGAGAATCCTTTTTACAAATCGTTGCTTTATTGACATTTTTGTTGCTATTATGCAACAAAAATAGCCACCCGAAGGCGGCTATGAAAGGACAGAAATTTCACACAAAATTATAGTTTGTCTTGTTTCTTTTCTTTGAAAGGAATTATAGCAAGCACATTTATCAAGACAAATAAAATAGCACCAAGAACAACGGCTGCTACTCCCAAAATGAAAATAACGCCTATTGCTAATAGCAAGATCAAACCTATAATCTCAAATAGTGAAAACATAGTGAACAAAACTTTGTGAGTACAAATTTAACAAAAATTATTCAATTATTCGTTACGCTCCTCAATTCTTGTAGGTTGCATACCGAGTACCGACTCAATTTCGGCAATCATTCTCTCCTTGTGTTCTTCGGTCTCTACCGAGATTTCGTAAACTAAAATCTGTTTCATAGCGTTTTCTTGATTAGGAATTAAAGTGAAATGTAACTAAACTTATATTACAGGGTTATCCAAGTCTTCCATCACTCGATAAGACCTGATAGCCGAGAGTACAAGACTAACAGTGGCGGTGTACAAAATTCTCTCGTCCTCCGCCTCTGCAACAACGATGGTCGCAAGAAAAGAGACCGCAAGCCAAATAAGCGACAGTTTATCCTTCCAGTTCAGCAACATAAATTTGCGTCCGAGCGTGCGTATCGCCCAATACTTTAATCTGCGTTTCATAGGGCTACTTCTCTTCGATAAGTTTACCTACGATTTGCTGAGCCATCAAGTCGCCACCCATCTCCATCATCGCATTGAGAAGATGATCTGTTGCCGAGCCGACACAATCTTTGTACGAGTCGTAAGTCGCTCTGTCCGGGATTGCTTCGAGATAGTTGAGCAATGCAGCTCTGGCATTGGCAATCTGCAAAAGAATTTGCGAGAGTTCTTTGTCGATTGGTAGTTCGTTCCAATCCGTGCGTAAAGGTTTACGCTCCTGAGTTTTTTCTTTCATAGTAGGACATTTTTAGAAAGTTAAACAATATGTATGTGCAAAGAAAAAAGGCTTCGCACTGACCCTTTGTCCTACACTGTTATGAACAGCAGCAGGCGCATTAACGCTCTGCAAGGGAGTACGAAACCTATTATATATACGGGCATAAAAAATACCCGCTATATGTGCGAGTCTTCCTCGCTGTTCATAATGTAGGACACCACAAAGGTAGTGAATGATTTTGGATTTGCAAACATTTTGCGAATTTTCTTTGTCGATTGGTAGTTCTTTCCAATCGGTGCGTAAGGTTTTACGCTCTTCTGATTTGTTTGACATAATGTGATAGCATTTATTTGAGGAATAAAAAACAGCGGTACTCCTCTTACCCGCTGCTATCACATCTCGAAAGGTGTTTACTATTGCCATTACAACAATAGTACGGGGTGAAATACCGCTGAATTTAATATATATAGGCACAAAAAATGCACCTCGTTTGGTGCGTCCTCCACACCTTTCGTATATGATAGCACTACAAAGGTAAGGAGATTTTTTGAAAAAACAATAGGAGGAGCGAAAAATTTTCGTTCCTCCTATGAAGATTGTGGAAAAAAGGGCTATTCGGTCTCTATTTCCGGGTGTGCCTGCAAATATGCATCTCGGAGTGGCAAACTAATTACGAAACATACATCTCGCATAGTGACTGATACCTCTTTAGCTTCCCCATTTTGCTGCACTTCCATAGATGGGCTATTGTAAACCCAGTTTTTCAATCCATTAAAGATGTCATTATCAACATTCTCAATAAGCACCTCTAACGCTGCCTTTTCTACATCAAGGGCTGTTTTAGGATTCTTCTCGTCTAACCACTGAAACAGCACTGATTTGTTCTCTTCAATAAAAGACAATCCTTCGCAATTACTTAACAAAAGGGAACCGAGTTCGTTTAATCTTCGTGGACTCGCTTTTTTAGAAAACATTTCTGATCGGTCAGGGTCTAATGTTGAAATGTATGTACGGATAACAGTAAGTGTTTCTTTGATGTCTTCAAGAACCTTACCTCTTTCCGAACATGGTAATCCACTTAAACCCTTCTCTGCATCCTCTAAACGACGCTTTGCCTCGTTGTATTTATTTGTTAAATACGCAGTGGCAATAACAACAATCAACAAGCACCCTACCCATAGGGGAACTGCTTGTAATAACCAATCAAGTACGACTGCATTCATATTAGCTACAATTAGTAGTGATTTTGCTACCGCAAATATAATACAAATTTTTCATTTTGATACCTCTAAACCACAACTTTCTGCAAATTTTGTGCGTACTTTGTGCGTCACAAACATAGATGTTTAGGAAAAATCTTTTCCCAAAGATGGTGCATTCTGTCACGCTTCGTAGTATAATATAGAATAAGGCTATCCCTATATATGCTCAAAAAATCGCAAATTTTGAGCATAAGGCTATCGATATGTAAAGAAAAGTGCCATTTGCTTTACATAAAAAAACGAGCCGACTTTCATCGACTCGCCCGGTCTAATCTCTGCCTCTCGGCAGTAATTTTGACCTACTAAATTCCTAAATCGTATGAAGTGCTTATCGAAAAGCCAATATCATTGAGTAGCCATTCCAGCCACCGAAGATAGACGAGACAGGGAACAGTTCTGTGCCAACGAGGTCAAGCCCTCGGAGTTCTGATGTTCCGGAGGAGATGTCTTGCTCAACCTTTGTCAAGATGTCGCACGCAATGTTTACGAGGCTATTGAATTGGGAGTCCTCTCGTTCCTCGGTACTCGCCGAACTCAAATTCTTATCCAGCACAAACACGGCTGTACTATACTCGGCCACATAGGAGTCCGAGGTGCCTTCTTGTTTCAGTTCCGGGCGTGCAATAACTATCTGAGTTCCGCCCCGTCTGGCAAGACGAGAAGTCGCCTGTGCCTCATCGACCACTCGAAGAGGTTTCAGATCGTCAAGACCAGGCACTCGTAATGCCGTAAGGTAATTTGTTAAGTTAGTGAGATTTTGAAGCCTTTTCATTGCGTTTATTCTCTTTATGATTGTGCCACATTATTCCAATTATCGAGTACAGAGGTTCTGCATCGACATTATCCATATTGCCGACAGTGCCTTCTTTGGCAATCTCAATAGCGAGGTCTTGCCAGCCACACGACAATACATTGTCTTCGCTCGTTCCGCCTGTAAAGAGCTTTGACATATCAATCTCTTCGCCATCGAGCGACACCGTACCATTTTGCAAGAAGTTGATACACGAGGCAAACCATAGCATAATGAGGACTTTTTGCCAATGAGCCAATCGAGCAACACGCCTACAAGCGACACCGATATTTCCGTTGTTTACCTCCTCGATATATCGCCCTGCTCGATTAGGGTGCTTGGAGCGAACTCGATACAGATGTGCAATACACTCGTTCAAATCATCTTCGTTTTGAGTCTTGAAATATGTATTCAAGGCAGTGGCAGCGTGTCGGAACTCTCCGAAAGAGAGGTCTTGAAGTCCATCGGTTGGGCCATACAATCTTCTACAAAAGATGTTTGCCCGGACAGAAGGGAGCGAGTTGATAATCGAGTCGTAAGACAATATAACATCTTTCTCGCCAACCTCTTTCAGAAGGAACGCCAAGCATTTATCACAGAGCATATAGATATTTGAGTTACGCTCATCGATAGCCTCTTTCGATGCCAACCGTTCCCAACGAATACTGCGAGAGTCGTATTTCATTCCCATAAGGTAGTAAAGCACTCTCACATTAAATTCGAGTAGTGATTTACCTCCTCGCAGAGTTTGGTCATATAGTTTGACAATATGCTGCACCTGCTTTGGCGACAGTTCGTCCCAAGAGGAAGGTATCGCACAGAAGCCTCCTGTTTGTGAAATCTCAATAGTGATCATTACTGTCCTGCATTAAAGAATTTGTTTTCTCGGTTGTTTTCAGGCATAAGAGGATAGTCCTCGTACTGATTTTTCCCTGCAACCTCTGACAGAAGGTCTTGCATAGCATCTGCTGCTTGTTCCTTCAACTTGTTGAGATACCATTCCATCTCCTCGATAGAGGCAGATGTATTGGCTCTATTGCCTTGATAAGTAGGCATAAACCTACGAGCAACCGATTGAGGGAACACCTCAATAGACCATCGTTCAACGGCAATAACAACCGCATTGAGAATAGCCACTCTACGGGCATAGTAGAGCAGAGAGGAGTCGCCATCGGCGACAGTCTCCCCGATGATACGCTCCCAAGTCTCGCCCATAGCCTTCTTCAACTTGGTGTGCTGTACCTCGACTATCAAAGGTAGGAGCATAAAGAAGGTATATCTACTTTGCTCGATAGGATATACCGACTCAAATGTATGGATATCCTTAACAATGGACTCCTTCACATTTCGCCATATCAAAGAATTTTCCCAGCTGCTTGATTTCGACTTTTCAAGATAAGCGAACAACGCATCGAGAGAACGGTAATACTTCTCTTGAATTGCTCGGTCATCACGGTCAAGCATCCACTCAAACGGAATTTTCTCATCGTCTCCTGCTTTAACCTTTCGGCCAGCGTCATCGTGAGAGACAACAGTCTGTCGAAAGTATCGCAACATCGCAAGGCAAGCGATAGGGCGTTGGACACACTCAACGAGCTCTTCATCAGAGCCATTCGCATACGCCTCTTCCGCCTCTTTTACCACATCGACACCTACGATATTTGCAACCTCACGAGTAGCATCATATAACTCTCCCGATATGGCTGTAAAGTCGTTTCCCGCACAATATATGCCTGTCAAATCGTACAGCTCAACTGCACCTTTATCCTCTCTATTGAACAACATAGTTACTCTTGGTTTTTAATACGGTCAGAAGATGATAACGCCTCTTCTGCTTTAAGCGATTGGTGGTAGAAGCCCAGACGAAGGTTCTTCTTTGGAAAGTTGAAGGCTATGGCTTGATTTATCTGTTCAAGGATAGCCTGTTCAGCAATGGCCACATTCGACAGAAGGTGCAATCGGAACGCATATAGCATCTCCGAGCCACTTGCCAATTTACCGTTCACCATAACATTTGACAACGAAGGGTGCAGGCCCATACCCGAAGTAATAGCGGAGGAAGAAGCCTCTGCAATCTTCAACTGACTATCGACAAAGTCCTTAATTTTCTGGTCTATTGCCTCAATCTTCCAAGCGTGGGAAGTACCTGTCTCATCGTTGATATCTACTGTGTGGAAGAATTTGCCGGCATTCTCTTTGCCCGACAACACCTCAGTCAGACTGACGAGCAGCTGCTCTGAAAGTTTAGCAATCTCTTTCTCAACTCTGGACTCGTCCCAATCAGCGTGCATAATTTTGAGGAGGTCTCGCTTGTTATCCCAATACTCATTTGGCGAATGGATATGGTACGCCAAGTTCAGACCATTGTCGGTAACATATTTGAAGATTGTAGGTATCTCGCTACCTCGCACAATCCATCGGAGAGCACCCCAATAAGGCGGTACAGAGTAGAAGTCTCGTGAGAACGAATAGGTACTATTATATGCCGCAGACACAGGGTATCGAGCAGGGTTTCTACGGTCATAGACAGGAAAGGCTTGTACGCCCGTATCAAAGCAGTTCTGCTCAAAGTTGCCGACAAGAATATGCTTCACATCGGATAACTTACGGCTATCCGCCCATTCAAGACGAGCGTTCTTTGCCGGAATATGCTCCAAGTGCGAAATCTGAGGAGCAGAGCCGATGCGGTGTCCTCGTGTAAGATATATGGCATTGAAGAAGCCTTTGAGATAGAGGTAATCTGTCGTAATGCCTTTGATGTAAGACATAAAGTCCCAATCTGCAAGCCACGACTCTATCTCGTTATCTTGCTGCCACAAATGCTTAATCTCTCCATCCTCGAAAGCAAGTTGATACAAGAACACTCCCTGACCGAAGAGGAGTCCCAACTGTCTCTCGATAATGCCCGGAGCAAGATTGTTGTCATCAACAGTAGAACGCAATTCGCTTGGCAATAGATTATTCGGTCCGTATGGTACGATCCGATAATCACCAACAAATTGAGGAACAGTCTCCCAATTGTAAGAACGACCAACACTCCATAGAACTGAGTTTATATCATCACTCCTACGGTTGGACAAGGTGTACACTCGACCATCGTCAAGATGTAACGCAAAAGAATTGTCTGATATTTTTTTTACTTCACTCATTGTAAAACAACTTTTTCACCATTGAAAGACATCAGTAAAGGTTGGTAAAACCGTCTGCTCTCCATTGTATCAAGGTCAATGTAGGCTTCCACTATCTCAGCGTTTTTATGATGTTTGATACTCTCGCGCTTCAACAGTCTCGCTTTGCGAACAGTTATCACTCCTTCACTACTCTGGTTGGTTAGGTTACACGACATAAAGGAAAACCCGAAAGATTTATTTTCGGCAGAGAGTCGTCTCATTTCCTTTATGGCTTCGAACACTTTCATAGTACAAAATTACATCGAAGAACTCCGTAACAAAGGACAGGGTACGAAGGGCGAAGATACCGCTGACCTTTTTTGGCTCGTGTAGCCAAAAAAGCCGATTTTTCCAAGAAAAAGGCGGATTTTTTACACTTTTTTTACCCCATAAATTCATTAAGTATTTGAATTTGTGGCTGTTGTCTCGGCGTTTTGACAAAAACGCCGAGACGCACTCAAATTTAAGCCCGCCCCGCCCTCTCGAACACTTGCGGTCGCAAACAGCCGAAAAGGTGATATATGGCGAAATGCCACCATAGACACGAGTGTCGCCCTGCGACTCCTATTTTGAAAACGCACGCAGTGCAAAATCCCACCATAAACATAATTGTTGCATCGCAACACCTATTGTAACCCTTTGATTTGTCGCAATGTAGAGGCTCAAAGAGTCCAACGGAATGGAGGCTTCAAAGTAAACAACAGATATCGGAATGGTTTTGGGTTTGCCTTATATTACACACCAAGGCAAAACAAAAAACTCGGCAGTCAAAGACTGTCGAGTTAATGGAGATACCGCTTGCCGGCGCCCACCGATTTTCGGTGGGTTTCTACCGATGCCCGATGTGCTCCGTTTCTTATTTGTCGCTTGCGTTAGCCGATGCAGCCCCCAACATTATAATAAGGAATAAGAGTGCCAAACTGCCCATATCATTATATAATATCGAAGGTGTCATCGCTTATCACAGGCTCAACAGGAGCAGAGGTCGGCTCTGCCTCGTGTGCGTTGTCCTGCTCGGCATTTGTGAAATATACATCATCTTCGGAAAAGAGATAGCACAAAGGAAAGAACTCGTATTCCTCTACTGCGATATCATCAACAGGCGAAGAGTGGGGGTCTTTCTGCAATTTCTGTTCGAGGGTTGCAATGCCCTGTCGAGGTTGCCCCCATATGATAGTAGCCTTTGCTCCTTTCTTGATTGTTGCCCCCTGCGATTTCCACTCTTTGAAGGTTTCAAACCTCACTCTCTCACTCTTGTATATGTGATTGAGGAGCATATAGTTGATAGTGCGAGAAGACCAGAAAGCAGCCTCTTCGGTGGTTTGTGCATTGTTGATTTTATCCTGTCGCAGTTGCTTTGCCTGTTGGGATAACTCTATGAGAATGGCTCTCTTTTCTTGTAACTTGGTCGGGGTTGTGTTGTTCGGTGTCATAGTCTTATTATATATTAGATATTAAACATTTGAAAGAGGGGCGGATGTCCGCCCCTGCTTGGTGTTAGGCTGACAATTTGCGAATTGTATCAGCCTTTGCAATTTTGATATATTCTTCATCGGTGGCGCAGGGGTCTCGTTCGATAATGCCGTCTATAACTTTGCCCATATCATCGAAATAAACCCCCTCGACTTTGTGCTTGCATTCGCCTTTCAGCGATACGATACTAATGTCGTAGAGGTCGGAGGCTCTATCGTAGGAAATGAAAACCCACCCCTTATGCAATGCTCCGCTTACACGCAGGGCAAGAGTGGGCTTATCCTCGTAGAGTGTCGCCTGTTGTTTGCTAATGCCCCACGACCAACGCACTGCGATTGGCGTGGTGGCTTTCAGTTGCTCGTGGATAGTTGCCACGATTGAGTTAATTTCTTCGGTTGAATACATAATTTTGAATTTTAGAGTTTGAATTTCTCGGCTCTATCGGACTGCCGAGTGAGTAACCTTTATATCTATTTTCGATATTTGTTTCGGAGTCTATTCATCGGGCTTCGATGAATTGTTTGTCAGTATGTCAAAGAACCATTGAACTATCGTCCAGCCTCGTTTCGTGAACCTTTCTGATACAGGAATTCGACACCGCCTTTACACAGTAAGCATAAATGCGAAGCACCAATAGACCTGCTTGCAAGGGTTCTCGAAATTTTTTTGATGAAATTTCTTCAGAGTGCCGTCAGGTAAATTTCTTCATCGACAGACTTGAAAAAATTGTCGAGGTTCATTGAACAGGTGAAAAGCGGCGTTGTTCCTTTGTATCTGAATAGGGCAAGAACCGAGGGTGGATATAGAATGGTGCGTGTACAGACACACAATTCCAACCAAAGGAGAAGAGACTCCGAAATGAGTATATATCGAAAAACCCTGCAAACCATCTTTGCAGGGTGAATACATTTTGTGGAACAAAATACCTATTTGCCAAACTGCGGATCGCCAATGGCCGAAGGAACAGGAACTCTTCCCTTGGCTATTCGGCGCCGCTGTTTAGTCATAACTAAATACTTGAACGAATCCGAAGGATTTGTTGAGTGAGAAGGGAGTTGCTCGATAGGGAGATGTTCGCTACTCTTATCCTTGAACACAACTCCCGATTTGACTTTGGTACGAGCCCCTTGTAATGAGAGACGAAGATGCTTGGCAGCGTAATAGTCTATCAGTACACGAGGGAGATGAGGGTTTACATCAGAAAGAATTGTCTGCATGAAATGGTACTCTTCCGGTTGACCGATATTGCCCTGACCGAGAGACTCCATAATTACAACCCAGCCTGTTCTACGACCATTACGGTCTCGCTCAATGGCTTTCTTAAATTCGGTAGCCTGGTCTTTTTGCACCATTTTATAGTTATTACCGGCTCGGTCATAATAAAGATGTACGGTCTTATTAGCCATCGGAGCGAAGTATTCTCTAAATTTCTCACCAAGGTCAATAAGATATTCCGGAGCCAGCGTATAGAGGAACTTGACGACACGCAGACAATCTCGGCCGTGTATCGAATCGTCTTGTGCGATGGACAGAGAACACATATTGCCGAAATCTATACCGAGTTGTAGAGGCTTGTGTAAATTGAGGTATTTCAGCACCCTGCAATCCTCTTTTTCCAACAAGCCAACTCGGTCATAGGCTTCTTCGTCAATACCATCTTTGTAGAAATGCTGCTCACCGAGTGCTGCATAGAATCTATCACCACTTTTAAGTGAAGGCTTACAAGAGAGTATCGCTGTTCGCAGATCGTTAAAGTCTGCGGCTATTGCATCGGCAAACCAACCCTCGGTTAGAATATCGACATTGACATAACTCGATGCTCTCAAAAAGAAGGTGCGAGCATCGTCCATCTTGCGCAACTCAGTCCATCTTGCTTTCCAAAGATTTGCGACTTTGAGCTTATTTTTGCAAATGGTGGCAGTCTCACGATTAGGTGTTTTACGCCATTGTTCTTTGGCGGCAACAAACTCTTGCAATGCCTCATTATAGACCAACCCGACTTTCATAATGAGCAACACCTTATCGATATTCATGTTCTTGATTTCTTTCTGCATCCAATCATACTCTCCGATATGAGAAGGGTCAGCGATATCCGAGGTAAAGGTTACACCTCGATAGAACACAGAGTGTCCGTATTGGGTACGATAGCCACGAACTGCTTTTAATTGGTTGGCAATCTTCTCTTCTTTGAAATACTTTGCCTCATCGCCAAAGAGGTGGACTACTGATGCTCCGGCAAGCGAAGAAGGTCTATCCAAGGAGCCGAAGCGAACATTCATACCGGTAAAGAAAACGATAGTACGCTTGTAGGAAACGAGTTTGTTAAACGGTTTCCAGAAGTGTGGGCGAAGCCAATCAGGCAGAGCCTCCTTTTCTTTGTCGGTAAAAGTTGGAGGTTCCTTTTCGATAACATAATGAACGCCTTCTCGGAAGCCTTTGCGTTCAAGACCTTCGAGCACAGCTGGCAGCACATTGGCAGTAAGGTTGCTAAATGTGTCTGCCACCCAAGCGCAAGGAGCACCGGGCATATCATACATTATATCGATAAGCCTCTCAACCTGTATATCGGTGGTCTTCGCAGAGCCTCGGCCGAGTATGCCGAATAGACGACATGGTGCAACCAAAGATACGATTTGAGCAAATTTATTCTGATATTGGATATCTACAATATCGGAAACCTCTTCTTTAACCTTCTTCCTGTACGACATGTTCCAAGTATTCTATAATTTCAACATCCTCGATACCGGCTTCCATACGCAGACGCTTTCGTACACTGCTATCAAGGTTGAGTGAGTCTATTTGGGCAGCCAGAATATCGCGGTTCGCAGAAGGAAGACCTATCGACTCAGGCGTTAAGGATAGCACACGGAATTGTTTTTGGTATTGAGATGGTGGCAGCACCTCAGGGTCTTCTTGGTCGAGGCGAAGGATCTTTGCTTTCTGCGCCAAGATGTTCGCAGCAACCTCATAGTCACGAGTAGTCCTGGCAGAGGCGACAGCGGCAGCGTGAAGCGTATCAAATTGGTCGGCGACCTTTGCTCTCATCGCATCTTTGGAAACTTGGCGATTAGCAAAAAACATTTCAACCGCTTCGGCATATAACTCGCTTGCACGAGCGTAGGAAAAACCGAATGGCTTACGAGTAAGAAAGCGAATGGTATTACGCTTTCCGTGTTGGCCATCGAGAGAATATATCATCACGAGGAGGTCGATATATATTTGTTCGCCCGGAGACAAATCGGTTTTACAACCACCATCGATATAATTTTGTATGCGTTCCATCGCACCCTCATCGGCGGGTCCTCCAAACAAATCGAGTTTTGAGAGTTGAAAACTCTTATCTCGCATAACTTCCGAGAACTGTTTGGCTGCCGTGAGATTTCCACCTTCAGCCTCCTTTAAGAGGCGGCATTCTATCGCTGCTCTTTTTTGGAGTTTGCCACGCAGTAACAGAAGCGAGATTTCGCTGTCAGGATTGGAACGCTCCCTCCGCAATGCAGACTTATCCCAACCGAAATACACGGCTATTTCATCATCACTCCAACCGAGAGCTCCCAAAGAGAGCAGTTCTTCTCTATTCTCGGCGGTCAGACCGATTTCTGATACAGTCATCGAAGAAGTTGAAGATTTGTTCATCGTTCAAAAAGATATATTGTTCGTTTAATGCGTTTTCACTAAAATTTCCAGAGCCAGCAACAACAAAATGATGCTCGGCGGTCTGTATGAGAGTAACCTTGGAATGGTTCCAAGCATACCCGATATCGATATTCCTTGTTGAAGCAAACGCTTGAAGCTGGTCGTTTACTTTCGGTACTCGACTGCGTATCGAGTCAGAAATACATATGTAGATACGCTCAATGCAGCCTTTGTCGTACCATTTCACCAACGATGTCAGGATTCTTTCGTTGATGGAGTAAGTTGAAAAAGTAAGCTGCTTGATTTTACCGAAATGCTTGATGACATATGTGATAAAGGTAAAAGCATTGAAGGAGTTGAGAGTCCAGAGGAAAAATATCTCACCCTGACCGGGAACTC